AAAAATACGTACACTGGCTAACAAACTCTAGTGGTGACGGTAAATTGGTAGATTCACCATCTTCAATCGGTGAAAAATGCCCAATTGCAGATGTATTCTGGAAACTGAGAAAATCAGATTCAGCAGTAGATCGCAAGTCATCAGAGAAACTAAAAAGACGTCAACAGTACTATTCTCTAATTAAAATTATTAAGGATCCACAAAATCCTGAACTAGAAGGTACTTACAAAATCTTCAAATTCGGTTACAAGATCAAAGAAAAGATCGATGCAGAATTGAAGCCAGATTTTGGTGAGCCAACACAAGTGTTTGACTTGTTTGAAGGTAAGAACTTCGAATTGATCATTACTCGTCAAGGTGAGTACAATAACTATGACAAGTCTAAGTTTTCTGCAAGTACTTCTGCTATTCTAATGGGCGATGCTCCAGCAGAAAGAACTAAAGAAACTATGACGGCAATTAAGGCTGAGCTAGAAAACGCTCCATCTCTTGTAAACTATGACTATAAGGCATGGGACGAAGACACTAGAGCTTTTGTAAACGATGTACTTCGCATGTACTTAAACCCTGGTGATTCTATTTCAGCAGTAACAAGCAGTGCTAAGTCTACTCCTAAAAAAGCTACTACTTCTAATAACACTACGGCAACAACTGTAGTTGAAGCTGCAGCTCCAGTCGCGACAACTTCAACGACAGAATCTCCAACTTCAGCTGTTTCTACAGATGATGATCTTGATTCTTTCTTGAATGACCTCGACATCTAATAACATAGAGCTTACACAAGAGCTTAAGGAAAGGATAGAGTACGCACTTATACAAGTAACTACTCAATCACATACAAATCCTAATAAGCAATCACTAAAGGGCATGCATGGGCGAATAACCTTAGCATGCCCTTATTGTGGTGATTCCCACAAAGATGATACTGCAAAACGTGGTAATTTATTTTGGGATACACTACAATATCACTGCTATAACTGTGGCCATCATACTAATTTACACACCTTTTTAAAAGATCATGATATTCGCTTGAGTAAAAGTGGAGATTCTTTTACAGTAATTGACTATATTCAACAGAACAAATTACAGGTGCGTACAGAGAATGTATTAAAACCTACTCTGTTTGAAGATATACAAAAACACGCAATAGACATTGATACATTTAAAGCTAAGTTTAAAGCTAAGTCAATTGAACCGGGTGATTGGATATGGTTTCAGCTTAAAGATAGATTGTTGCATAAAAAATTAGATGAATTTTTATATTCAGCAAAAGAACATCGCCTTTGGATTTTAAATCTTAGTACAGATAATAAAATCATTGGCGCTCAAACAAGAAGGATGAAAGGATATGGGCAAAGATACCTTTCATATGATTTACCAAAGCTATATGAAGAAATGGGTCAGCCTCTTCAGATAAGTGAATCAGAATCTAATCAGCTTGCAAAGATTTCTACACTGTTTGGCATTATGAAAGTTACATTTCAAAGGCCAGTTACATTGTTCGAAGGACCACTAGATGCTAAGTTTATGTCAAACTCACTGGCATTAGCTACCGCTGGAAGATCTACAGATGAATTTGATGAAATAGAAACTGTAAGATATATGTTCGACAATGACGAAACAGGTAAGAAAAAAATGATAGAAAAACTAAAGAAAGGCAGACCCGTATTTATGTGGTCTAAATTTCTAAAGGACAGTAATTTAGATACATATAATATCAAAGATCTTAATGATTTGATGATTAAATGTTTTGAAATAAAGTCTGACGCATTTAAAAACATTAATAATTATTTTACATCAAGTCAATTAGATCTATGGTACATTTAGAAGAAATTACAAATATGGTTGATAATAACCTAGAAGATTTTTATAATGACAGAGACCGCTTTAAGGGGTTTAAATTGCTAGTTGATTTTAACGAAGCAGAAATTCCTGATGAGCCAGAAACACCTGACATGGAATTTAGTAAACCTAAATTTAAGAAGAGACAAACCACTTCTAAACACATTAAGTCTAATCCCAACAAAAAATCACTATTTTAAATGAGTAAAGAAAAAATATTAGCATTAGACGAAAAGTTAAGTTCTCAAAGGGCTAGTTGGTCACAAAATATTAAAGATCTTGCTAGATCTCTAAGATCTATTAATGCAATGGAAGAAACTATATCGGGTATATTGTCAACTAGACAAACCATGGTAGAACAGATTGCATATTTAAATACTAAAATTAAAGAACAAAAAAACAATATAAATTCCAGGTGGAAAGAAGCATATTTAAGATATTACGAATATGATTACAAACTTGGTGAAAAACAAAAAGAGCGTTTTATAGAAAACGATCTAGTGCAAGAGCACACAAAATTATCTCTTTTAGAAAATCAATTAGATTTTATGAAAGAATCGGTAAAGACCCTAGATAATATGGGATTTGCCGTTAGAAACAGGTTGGCAATTAAAGACCTGTAACTAAAATAAAAAAGCCCATTAAATGTGGAGCTTAGTTTAACAGAAAATGAACAGTTGCTTAGAATTGACGATGCAACTGAAATGGAGTTGGAACAATTAAACATCTCTCTTAACAAGAGAATTGAGTCATGGCGATTTAATCCACTAGTTAAGAAGGGATTATGGGACGGCTACATATCTTATATTAAAGATGACAAATGGATTCCTTCCGGACTCTGGAGAGAAGTTATGACTATCTGTAAAGATTACGGATATGAACTTAAACTAAATGGAATAACAGTCTTATTTGACACCACTATTAACCAGGAAGAGTTTACAGAATGGGCATTAAAGTTCTTCGAAAAATCAGAAATTACACCTAGGGATTATCAAATAGAAGCAGCATTCAATATTCTTAAATTCAGAAAGTGCCTCTCTGAACTTGCAACATCTGCGGGTAAAACTCTAATTTCATTTTTAACAGTAGCATATCAGCTAGAAAAAAAGAAATCAGAAAAGATACTTTTTATTGTACCTAATGTTTCATTGGTGGTACAAGCGAGTGAAGATTTCTTAGACTATAACTACAGAAACTCAGTAGATATAAAAGTACAACAAATATACAGTGGCCAGAAAATAAGACCAGGTAGAAATGTAGTAATAGGCACATATCAATCACTAGTAAAAAAGAATAAAGAGTACTTTGAACAATTTGACGCTGTGATTATTGATGAAACACATAAGGCTAAATCTACATCCATTAAAACTATACTACAAAAGTGCGTAAATGCCAAATACAGGTATGGGCTATCAGGAACTATTCCGAAGGCAGGCACAATAGATAGACTTACACTAATGGCATACACTGGTCCGTTGATCACTGAGGTTTCTGCAAATTTCCTACAAAACGAAGGACATATTGCAAAATGTAAAGTTAAGGTAATTAAGATGGATTATGCACCTCAATCAGCAAAGGACGCATTTAGAGAAATGTCACAAAACAGATATGAAAGTAAAGATGTTTTTAAATTTGAACAAAACTATATTATTAATTCAGAGGGCCGTCTCAACTTCGTTACTAACATTATTTCCAGAGTACGCGGTAATAGTCTTGTCCTTTTTCACCGTATTGAGCACGGTAAAAAGATATATGCTAAACTTAGGCAAGAAAGTGATAAGACCATATACTATGTCGATGGTGGAACTGATAAAGATATTAGAGAAGAATATAAAAAGAAAATGGAAGCAAACGAAGAAGTGGTTATCGTTGCATCTTATGGTACGTTTTCAACAGGAATCTCGATTAAGAAAATACATAACATCTTCTTTACAGAATCGTTTAAATCGGAAGTTATAATTAGACAATCTATTGGTAGAGGATTAAGACAACATAAGTCAAAGGACAGTGTAAACATAATAGATTTTGTAGATGATTTATCATCACCCGACTGGGATAATTACCTTATTCGTCATGCTAAAGCACGCCAAAAGATCTATAAAGAACAGAAGTTTAAATACGATATAAAAAATGTATCATTTGAAGGAGATATATAATAAAATAATCATAATGAAACAAATAAAATCATAATGGAAAAACTAAAATCATTTGAGCAATTTGCTAAGGTCAAAACCGAAAACGAAAAAGCTCAACTACAAGAAGAGCAAAACGCAAAAAGAGAAGTTGAAGCTAGCAATTTTAAGGCGCTACTATCAGAATTTAATGTTACTTCTATTAAAGAGTTATCTGAAGAACAAAAACCAGAATTCTTTTCAAAACTAAAAGGCATCGAAGTAAACGAGGCATTTTTAATTGCTGAGGGAACTAGAGGTCAATTTGGTAGAATCGACAAAAGAGGTAATATTGAATCAGTATATACTCACTATGATTCTTATCCAGAAAACATGTTACCGCTTATCAAGAAAACATATTTAAAAGGTGGTTCACCACTAAACATGGTTCTTAAAAACGGAGATAATTCAGGTTTAGAATCTGATCCAAGCGGAATGAACTACTATGGCGATACAGATAATATGAAAGGTAATGTTAAAAACATTGACAGATATATCTCAACTGCAGGCGATAAAGCCGGTGCAGAATTTATTTACCTTTTTGATGAAAAATCAGGAAAGTGGTTAATGGCTGATATTTATGCAGGTGATAAAGATTTAAAACCAGCATTTGAATCAGTAGTTAATGAATCAGAAGCTGAAAATATCTTACAGGATCTTTTAGATGAAAGAGGAGGAGACATGGGAGAATTACATGGCATGGAAATGGAAGATGCTTTAGATACAGTTGAATCTTATGGACATAAAGGTTCTAAAGCAAAAAAGATTGCACAAGAATTATTTTCAATGTGTAATGAATCAGTAGTTAATGAAGCTATTAAAGTAGAAGGTAAGAGAGATGCTAAAAAAGTAGTAACTCAATACAATAAAATTTTATTCTCTAAATTAAATGCAATTGGTGCATCTAACGATAAGAAAACTTTATTAGGTGCAATTAAAAAATTATTCTTAGATTCAATGGAAGATGCTAATTTCCATAGAGAAAGAGAAAAATGTGCAGGTGCTATTAAAGGTAATATAGGATCTATTCCAGTAATAGTTGATGGTTTAGGCAAAATGTCAGTAAACATTGGATCAACAAGAATTAAAGATGCATTAGAACAAGAATATTCTAGAATTTCAAATGCAGCTGGATGGTCAGGTCAAGGTATTGCAGAAGGAACTGCATTATTCTTAGAGCAGTGTGGCTTTGCTAAAATGGGACAAGATTTACTAGATAGATTTAACTCTTTCTTTGAAGGTGAAATAAAAGACAACTTTGAATTTAGAATGTTTGAAACCATTAAGTATGCAGAAGGTGTATTAGAAGCTTCGGTTGTTATGGATGCAACAGATCCTGGATCTAAAGTATTAAAAAAATTACTTAAGAAACATAAAGTTACAATGGAGATCATTGATAATAACGGACCGAGCGGATGGCCAGAAGTTGAATTAACAGGTTCAAGAGAAGATCTACAATCAGTATTAGCATCTGATGATGGTTGGGGTGACCCAGAATTAGGAGAATATATTGAAGAATCTAACGAAACTTTTAAAATTAAAGTTAAAGCTTTAAACGAAGCTGAAGTAACTTCAGACGAAGAATTTAAAGAGTATGCATTCTCAGTATTACAAAAGGCATTCGGCGATGATTTTGATGAAGCTAAGGCTCAAGAAGTTGTAGATGGTTTAATTTCTAAAAACTCGGGAGATTACGGTGCTATGGTTGGTGCATTGAAATCGTCACTGGGGTAAAAACAATATATAAACTAGAGGGTAACACTCTCTATTTTTTACTTTAAACGATATGAAGATTTATACTAATTTCAACACCTTTTTAACAGAGCGCATTCACTTTAATGAATCTAATTTAATATTAGAAGGTGGAGCAGCCGGCCACATGTCACACCCATTTGACAACAAGTCGCTAACCTTTGGTGATTTTAAAAAGCTTATAGAATCTGGATTAAGCGGAGAACTTAACTTTGAAGAAGATCCTACTGAAAAAACAGATGGTCAAAACCTATTTGCAACCGTTAAAGATGGTGAAACACTATTTGCTAGAAATAAGGGTCAAATGAAAAATCCGATAGACCTAAACGGTATCATTAAGATGTTTACTGGTCACGCGTCTAAATTAGTAGAAGAAACATATATTTTCGCAGCAAAAGATTTAGCTGATGCTTTACCAAAACTTAAGGATCAATCAATGTTTGCAAACGGATTAAATTTCGTTAACATGGAATTAATCTATTCTAAAAACCCTAACGTAATATATTACGACAGAGATGTTATCCAATTTCACAACATAGTTGAAACTGACGGTGAAGGAAATCAAACAGGAACTCAAAATTTAGCAACAGAACTAGTAGGAGCATTAAAAGAATTAAAGAAAGATGTACAAAAAACATTTACTATAATTCCACCTCAAGTATTAAAGATAGCTAAAGATATTGACTTCGAGGCAAACAAAGCAAAATTCATTAAACAAGTAGAAGCATTAAGAGATCGTTATAATTTAACAGATGCTGACGAAGTTTCTAGGTATCACGAAATGTGGTGGAGAGAAACTATAGATGCAAATTTCCCTGATTTAGAGCAAAACCACAAAGAGGGTTTATTATTAAGATGGGCGTATGGAGATAAGAAGACTTTAAATTTAAGATCATTAGACAAAGAGCTTGGTAAAGATAAGGCATCGTTAATTAAGAAGTTTGACAAAGAAGACGTTAAGAAGAAATATAAAGAAAACATTAGACCATTCGAAGATCTATTCTTAGAATTAGGATCTATAATTCTTAAAAATGCATCAAATTTTGTTGCTGCTTCTCCAGATCAAGAGATGCAAAGGTTGCATAATCAAATTAGAACTGAAGCTGCTAAGATTAAAAAATCAGGTGGAATTGATCAAATTAAAAAAGTAGAAGCTGAGCTTGCAAGATTAGAAAGAATCGGTGGAATAGAATCTATTATACCTACCGAAGGCTTGGTTTTCAAATACAAAGGACATACATATAAACTAACTGGTACTTTTGCTGCTATTAACCAATTAATGGGTATTATTAAATACGGCAGATAAAACAAAAATAATATGGCACTACAAAACCTAAAAACATATTTTGAATCTACAAACGTTAATGACTTTAAAAAGTTATTAGACAATATTTGTGTTGTACATGAAAAGGTACAAGCTTCAAGCTTTCATGTAAAGAGAGTTGATGTTGGAGAATTTGATTTCTTTAAAAGTGGTTCCAAAACTGCCATGAATAAAGTTGATAGAACGCTTGTTAAGTATTATGAAAATGGTATAAAGCATTTTAAAACAATTTCAGCTGAAATATTAAATGATATGCCACTTGATTGGAAGTTTGGGTTTGACTACATGATAGACAAAAAGACAATAGACATTGAATATGATCTATTGCCAAAAAACAATCTTATATTAACACATATTCAAGTATTAAATCCTAGCGATCCTTCTAAAGTTAAAAGAGTTATTAGAGATCCTAAGGTTTTAGATAAGTGGGCAAAGAAATTAGAAGTACAAGAATTACCTCTTTTGTTCCAAGGACAATTAGCATCTAATCAAAAAGAAGAATTGATAAACTTATTGTCTTTAGGTGAAGAAGCATTTAAGATCAAGTACAAAGACAGATCATTTACTAGAGACATTTATCGCATATTTGACAATGGTAGAAACAAGTCTGCACTAAACCTAAATTTAGACAAAGAGATAGATGCCTTAGTAGTAAATTTTTATGAAGGTAGAAATCCAAAAAGTTTTAAATTAGAAAGATTTGATAGAGAACAATTGCCGGTTAGAAAACCATCCGACATGTATCAAATCTCTATATTAGATTTAGTAGAATTTTTAGTAGCATTTGATTTATCAGATATAGAATTAAAAGAAGAAGATGCAGATCTTAGATATGTTGAATTAATGTCTTCTGTATTTAACGCATATGTTGAGAAACATGCTACGAAGTACGTAGGCGCAGATTTTGATTCAGCAGATTTTGCAGAAGGGGAAAACTTCGAACTAAATACTGCATTTATGTCTAACGAAAAGACGTTATCTCTTATACAAAACAAGGTCTTATCAGAGCTTTTTAAAATTACATTAGGATCTTTTAGAAAGAAAAGATCTAAAGAAACAGATATTATTAACTCAGATCTATTGTCTCAGATCAACGAAGTAGTTGAAGAAATAGAGACTATTGTAATGGGTAAAACAAACGAAAAAGACGTCATGGATTTTAAAAGATATTTAATTAATCAAAAATTATCAGGAGACGTGAGCCCTATTATGGAAGGCTTAACTGTTAAGTATCCTGATCAAGGCAAAAAACCAGTAAACATGTTTGTTGGTCGTTTCCAACCCTTTACATTAGGACATGCTAAGGTTATAGATACTATTAGTAAACAAAACGGACATCCTGTTGTTGTTTTATTAATCAAGTCAAAAACCAAAAAAGCAGAAGATGCGTTTAAAAGACCATATGACGAAGAAACTCAATTAGCAATGCTTAATAAACTAAAATCTAAATATCCAATTGAGAAAGTTTATATTTTAGATAGAGCAGCAATAGATTATATGTTTAACGCAATGAGAGCCGATGGTTATGAACCAGTACTTTGGGGAACAGGAACAGACAGATTAAAAACATACTCATATCAAGTTGATAAACCAGAATACAGAGAATCTTTAAATTGTAGAGAAGATTTTGGTTTATTTGAAATTCCAAGATCTGGCAAGAATATTTCTGCAACACAAGTCAGGAATGCTATGTTAGATGGAGATGAGAAATTATTTAAGAAATTAACACCTAAGCCAATTCACGGAATGTACGATGAATTAAGGACAAAATTAGAGGTTTCTATGGGTGTTGCAGAGTCTAAATTTATGACATTTGAACAGTTTGTGAAGAAAGACTAATATATAGTATAAGAATATAAAATATAGAAATTTAAAAATGAAAAAATTCGAAGAATTCATCGGTGAAGGTAAAATCACTTTAAAGAGAAGATATACTGAAAACCACCCTGCGTTAACTGCAGGCACACATGCTAAAATTAGAAATAAAGTTTTAGAAGCCATCGCTGATGGCACACTAACTCAAGAAGAGTTTGACAACATTTTAAAAGAAATGTCTAGCGATTCAGGCAGATGGTTAAGAAGAAATTCAAAATACTTTAATGTAGCTGAAGGCGGTATCTCACTTTCTAAATTTGGAAGAAGAATTTTAAATAACATCAACGTTTCTGAAGAAGTTAAAGAAGACGAAGTTGAAGAAGGTAATGCTTTCGGTGATGCTGTAAGAAAGGCCAAAGAAAACGGAGATAAAGAATTCGAATTTGATGGTGAAACTTACCCGGTAAAAGAAGGTAGAAAATTCGTCGCTGCTGCTAAAAAGGCAAAGGAAGAAGGCAAGAAAGAATTTGAATTCGAAGGTAAAACATATCCAGTTCTAATTAAAGAAAACGAAGAAGACGTAAACGAAGGTATTAGCCCTAAAATTAAGAAAGCCATAAAGGCCGTCGAAAAAGGCGAAACAGTTTATGGTGAAAACATCAGATTCCCTGGAAGATTTAAGATTTTATCTTTTAATAAAGCAGGTAATATGGCTACTGTAGACTATGAAGATGGTACTGAACCAATGGAAATGGCTTCAATGAACATTGCTATTGATAAATTACAATTTGAATCAGCTGAAACCGTAAATGAAGGTGTACACCCTAAATTAAAGAAAGCTCAAAAAGCAATTAAGAACGGCGAAACTGTTTACGGAGAAAACGTTAGATTTCCTGGAAGATTTAAAATCATAGAACTTGGAGATTTATTTGCAACAGTGGACTATGAAGATGGCACTGAACCAATGGAAATGGCTTCGATGAATATCAGAATTGATTCTCTACAGTTTGAATCAGTTTCTTTTGTTCATGAATCTTTTTCATCTTTCTTAAAAAACATAAACGAAGCCTTTGGTTCAATGAAGCTTTCTAAGTTATTTACAAATACTAGGGGTAAAGTTGATAAAGCGTTATCTGGTGCATTTTACGGTAAAACTAAAGTTGCTTTAGATAAAGTACAAGATGAAGATCTTATTGATACTGATCCAATGACAGCGTACAAGGCAAAACAAACAAACACTATTGTTTTCTATATCTCAGATAATGAGAAAGATAATCCATATGCACCTAATGATGGATATGGTAGTAACAAGGTTATCCCAGGTGGAGGTTACTTATTAGCTGTAGCAAGTGGAGGTAATGAATTTTACACAAACACATGGACTAGTAGATATTCCAGCAGAGACAGAGACAGAACTTTAAAAACTACTCCTAATAATTCAAGTGATACTATTGGTATTTCTAAGAAGTATAAAGGATGGGGCGGAACTGGTCTTTATAATGTAAAGAGAATTGCAGAAGTTTCAGATAGAGCAGTTGTTATCAACGTAGATCTATTACAACAAAAATATTCTACAGAAAACAAAAGATCTGAAAGATCAAGTGCTAAATCTGGTGCGATTGCATTCAAATCTGATAAAGACTTCAAACAAGAAAACAAAAACAGATACATGCAAATCTTAGCTACCAAGGCGGCTGCTTTGCCACTAGATAAGATGGTTTCAGATGCAATCGATGAATTAGCTAAACAAATTCAAGACGGTTTAAAAGCTGGACAGACAACAGAATACGGAGAAATCTATATTGGTAAAAACAAAAGAGGTTCTACTGTAAAATTAAAAGATGCTTCTTCACACATGTCATCTATTTTAGACGATTACTCAAGATACTGTGATTATGTAGCAAGATCTGAAGAGTCTGAAAAGAAATATGGTTCAGGTGAAAGATGGTATGAAAGAGAAGCTAAGAACTATGCTAAATCTATTAAAGATAGAATTAACAAAATCAAAACATTCGATTACGCTTGGTAATTTGAAGAGTTTCTTAACAAAGCACACTAAACAATGGCAAAGATATTTTACGTAAGAGAAAGATCTGGAGATTACGCTCAGATTAATTTTTTTAAAACAGAAAAAGAAGCATTAAACTACGGTATATCTGAATGGCCGGACTTTGATATGTTTGGTGACGAAGAAGATGAAGACGATTCATATGACATGGATAATGATACATGGTGGGTTGGAGATTCAATAGACTTTAAGAAAGGTATTTTATTTTCGTTTGAAGAAGGCAGTGTTCATGTGCAGGCAATGGACGAAGATGCTGCAAGAGAATATGCTAAAGAAGACGTTGGCGAATACGGTGCAGCTATTTTCTTTGATGGTTTCAAAAAAGGAATGTATGGTTACTTAGGTAATGGTGCAGACGGTAAAGGTTACAAATGGGACTGGGACGGCATAGACTTAAATGAAAGTTCTAAATCACATTCTTTTAAAAGATTTTTAGAGAATATTACACCTTCCAATATGGGAGGTATGGGACCGGTTGCTTTACCAGTAGATGGCGCAGATGGTTCAGGAGATGTTCCAGCTAGCAAAGGAGATGCAGAAGAAGAGTTTAAAAAAGCAAAAAAAGAGAAAATAGCTAGAGATAAAAAGAATGCTAAAAACGAATCATTTGTAAAAAACTTTGAAGCATTTTCATTTGATTTCGAAGGTGTAGACATTAAAAATCCATTTACAGATGAGACTGCAAGAATGGATGTAGATCCAACTCAATATTACGGAAAGTCATACACAAAATCAGATATTAAGAAAATCGTAGATGCTAGTGAAGAGTTTATCTCTAAATACAGCGAATGGAAAGATATGCAACCATTAGATGCAGATGAAGATTTGCACGCAGATTATGGTGAGCATGTAAAAGCATCCCTAGATAAATTAACAGCAACTGTTAAAAAATTAGGATAATTTAAGTATCATTGAATTAAAAGAAGAGCCCACTCGATGTGGGCTTTTTTTATGAAAAAAAGTGAGCCAGGATTTTTTTATGTCAAATATTTGTGGTATATTAGCAGTATATGAATGAGTTAAAGTGTAAAAATATAATTGAAGAAGTCTACGAAGATATAAAAAATTATTACGGTAGATCTAAACATCAATCTGAATTTCCAACAATTGAACTTCACCATAATATTTATGTTAGATTAACAGGTGAAGAAGATGCTGAAGGTGATTGCGACCCAGATGCAGAATACGACAGGGAAGAAAATACGATCGTGATTTATTATCCTAAAGCAAAGAACAAACAGTGGATTTTAGAAACATTAATCCACGAGTATACACACTATCTTCAAGACGGTAAAGAAATGAAGAGGATGTATGATGAAGAAGGATATGAATATGATACTCACCCATTTGAGTTAGAAGCCATCGCTGCAGAAAAAGATTGGAAACTTTTTGTAAAATAAGTCACTCCAGATTTTTTTATGTCAAATATTTGTGGTATATTAGTAGAGTAATTAAAAGAGTAATAGAAATGAAAAAAATCAAAGCAAAATTATTGACTTACTTATTTACCGATTGGGTAAAGTCAGAAACTGACGTCGAAACGTTGATCATGACAAGAAACATGATAGAACAGCGTAAGAATAAAATAACTGGTCACACTCCGGTTTTAGGATTTAGAATGCATGGTACAACTAATATTAAATAATATGAACTATAAGAGATTTAACAGACATGATTGCTTTACGTCAGAAATGATGACAATGACAATGGACATTATTAAAGCAACCGAAGACAATTCACTGAAAAATATGGCATATGGCCTTTTTGATGGATATTTGTACGATAATCTATTGCCTAAAGCAATTGAAGTTGGTGTAAGTAAAGAAATAGAAAATAAAATCAAAGGCCTAAAAAAAGCCATTGAAATGTACATTCAATTAACCGGTAATACAGTGACACATGTATAGAACTACATTTTTTCTAAGAAGGGAAGACGAATATTCTCCAGAAATTATTTACGCGGTAAAACACTGCAAAAGACCCGCAGCAACAAAGGCATATAAAAATCTTATTAAAATGTTTAATAAGGGCGAAATTGCAGGATATGGTTGGAAACGAAACTAAAATTATATAATATGAATACATTTGATAAAATAAAAATAGTTAAGGAATCAGTACAAAAATTCTTTGACGAGAATGCAGAACAATTTATTCACGACAATGATATTATTTCTTGGGAAGAAAATCATATTGTCACCACTGGTACACAGATCATGTGTAAAAAATGGAATGTCAGTGACATGGGAGGAGGATTTGTACAATCAGTTATAGATAATAATCTAAGTAAAACAATGGCATCTGCAGATAATATTAATATGCACGCTGTCAGGTTCTACTGTGCTATGATCTATAACCTATCTAAACCCACACGAGTATAATACTAATAAAATGCAGCTTCGCATCCATCAGCGCGAGTGCAGCACCAAAAGAGTTAAATAAATAATTAAACAAACTCAAGTTTGTGTGTATAACTACTAAACGTTTCATATGTCTAAAAAGAAAACCAACATCCTATCTGAAGCTAACGAAATAGTAAACAATCGCTCAGAAGAAAAATCACGCCAATACGGTCCATTCGAAGAAGGTATGCGAAGAGCTGCTATGATTTTTAATGGAATGACAGGTAAAGAACTAAACGGCTCAGATATGTATGCTGCGCTTGTTGCACTTAAATTAAGTCGCCATTCTTATAATTATAAACAAGACAACTTGCTAGATGCAGTTGCGTATTTAGGTGCACTAGATAACTATGTTGAAAAACATGGCTACAAAGACACTGAAGATCCAATTAAATAAATTATGACAGAACTAACATTTTTTACAGAACAGGAAACCGACAAGTCCATTAAAGTAGGTATATGTGCCTTGGTAGGTAAGATTAGTCCAAAGATCTCTTCACACAAGGGTGCTTGGGCTCACATGCTATGTAATCAATTGCAAAATGCGGGCTATTCTAATGCCGAAGTAATCACATCTAATCAAACCGATTGGAATGACTATGACGCAATTCTTATAGATCATGGTATGGAATTTAAAGGCACGTTTAATATTTTTGGAGGCTCTAACGATGATTTATATCATCAACTTATGAGGTTATTTTCCCCCGTTAAAAAATATTCCCTACATCACGATATGCCAGATATTGGTAATTTGATTCAAACTAGGCTTAAAGCAGGAACTGATTTATTTAAAACACTTGAAGCTAGAATTGAAGAAGCAACGGAATTGTGTACGAATATACAAAGAGTAGATCATGTAGATAAAACAGAAAAACTATGCTTTGGAGATAGTCACTCTTTTGGAATGTATCAAGAAGGATATATGTGTCAAAGACATGATGGTTTGACTATGCACGGTGCATTAAAAAGAGGTTTACAAAGTTATGTATATCCATGGATTAAAAGCTTAACAGTTTATATGGGTAATATTGATGTAAGACATCACTTAATGAGACAACCAAATCCGGCTAATTCTGTAAAAACACTTCTAAAAAAATACGAAGAAGAGCTTATTGGTTTAGGTATCAGTGACATTGAGATAGTACATGTTTTGCCAATTGAAAATGAATCTAGACCTCTACCAAAAACCGGCTATTATAAAGGAACTCCATTTATGGGCACATGGTCAGAAAGAACAGAGTTAGTAAAACAAATTAACGAAGGCATTGACGATATGGCTGAAAGAAATAACTGGAAGGTTTACAAACACCCGGAGGTTTATTTTAATGCGATTGGAGAACTAACATTCGATGTAATGGAAAAACCAAAATCAGTACACATCTCTAGAGAGTATTACAGATGGAACATGGAAACAAACGAACCAAATAAGAACTTAATTAAACAAACACTGTCATTATTTTAATATGAAACTAGACGAAAAATTCAAAATAGAAATTACTTACGCAGCATCGAAAGAAGTTGAAATAATTGAAATAGAAACCAAAGACATCGAGTGGTCTATGGGACAATATCAAAGAAATAGACCAGCATTCGGTTGGAAAATTATAGATTAGTATGCAGATAACAACGACTAAGTATTACGATGAGTTTTTAAGATATTTTGATCTAGCTAAAAAACAGCAAGATTTAAGTAATCTTGGTCATGTCCCACATGCAGAATCAAAATTAAATGATGAGCTAATGCATCATATCGAATTATATGATGTCGTAGAGCGTAAATTTGCTGGGTTTTCTCAGATAATAAACGATTGCTTTTATGGTTGGAATCCAGATCATCCATATTGGTCAAGAATGACCGAGGGATTATACACACCACAGAGAAAAGAGGTTGCTACCAATTGGAACAATAAAAGAAATGAATTTGGCCTAGAAGAATGGCTTTATATTTTTATTCTTCACAGAGTATGTGGCTCTGCTATTAATTACGCTACTAAACCATCTGGTTATCATAACACAATTCTTTTTAATTTACACGAGTGTTCTACTATTGAAGAAATGTGTGAAGTTATTAAACATCACCCAACTCCGTTTTACACCTCAGTTGGTTATCAATTTCCAGCATTTCCAAAACCACCAAAACCAGAAATAAATGAAGATGCTTTTGTAGGCATGGCAAATTTTAGTAAACCAGAATATGTTTACAAAAGAGGTGGAGATTATTTCTTATGTGAATTTGCACCAAGAATGGCCAGAGACATGGCAAACTTTTTAAGACAGGGTGGCAAAAAAGATTTAAGAGAATTGGGCGAGTGGATGTTTAAGTGGAATGCAGACAACGGCCTAAGAGCTTATAGATTCCAATATGCTGCAGTTATTGCAGATGTATGTGACTGGTACCCAGAATTTATGAATAGAGAATCAATGTTCTATTATGGTACTAATGCAGTAGAATGCATCGGTTATCTTGCAGATCCTGTAGAAAAGAAAGGTAAAAAGAGTGAAGAATTCTTAGATGCTGTTATGACAAAAATATACGAAGATACTGGGTCTTTACCGTATAACGCAGAAGATGTTGCTTGTGATTTTATTAGATGGATTGAAAATTATTTAAGGCCAGGTGCAGACTATGCGCATATTAATATGGACACTCTTTGGAATTCTTCTGAAATTAAAGACCATCCATATGGCAGACAAAAAGCAATGCTAGATTTGGGGCTTGTAAAAACATTTAATGGAATGACTTCATTTCCATCAGACGATAAAATATTACAAAGCGCTGGAGTATCAGTTGAAGAGTACAAAAAAATGGTAGCAAAAATATGAGTAACACTATAAAAGAAATAAAAAAAGTAGCTAAACAAACACCTGATCTGGGTGTTTTGTTTACGTTTGAAGACGATGTTACACAAGAGTATAGAAATATTACATATGATGGTACTTCTACAAATGTTGCATTTAAAAAGAAAAAGCCAGCAGAAAGTTGGATGAAAGATTGGTCAGAAGAAATGAGGCTAGCAAAGTTCTTTGAATTTTGTCACGAGTTTGATAAGAGAGAAGATAAACTTTTGTTAGAAGATTATCAGATATTTTCTCATAGACTACATTGGCACGAGCATCCTTATTGTTATATGATGCAAAAAGAAACAGACTTAGAGAAGCTACTTTATTATACCATTGTTTTCTCTTTTTCAAATGAACATTGGGGTACAATAACTCGCTTAATTAATGAAGGTGAAGAAAAGACTAGGGCACATTTTGTAGAAAACAGACATGCAAGAAATGATTTATTTCAGATCTATTATCCTAAAGGTACAATAGTTAAAGATTGGTTAATTGAAGGACCTAAAAAAGCAGCTAAAGACATGGCTCATATTCTAGAAGATTTAGAAAGACCATATACAATGATGGAATTTGCTAAATTATTAGAAGCTTATTTTAAAGAACATCAAGGATTTAGGTCACCATTATATCCATGTAAAAACACAGCAAGATATGTTGCAATGAGTAGACCAGATCTGGTTGACCCAGAATCTATTTTATTTGGAGGAACTGGACACTTTGATGGCATGCAACAAATATTTGGAGGAGTTAATTTAAATGGAAAAGTAAAATACACGATTGACAAAGATGGTCAATTTATTGCAGAAAACAAACACGCTGAAGAATGGCTAAGACAAATGGATGTACTCGTAAATCATCCAAATAATCCAATGGAAAGTCAAAAGTATTTAAATGTAGAAGATAAAACATGTTTCTTCTATAAACACATTGCGATTAGTCATGGCATTAAGTCACCTACAAAGAGAATTCCATATACTTGGATATTCGATGGTAACTTTAATTTAGCTAAACATCCAAAAAAAGAAATATTAGTTAATGCTAACACAACTAAATATTTGTGGGGCAGAGACTATCCAAACGAATAAAAATGGAAGATAATAAAAAATACGACATCGTTGTAGTTAGTGGAGGATTTGACCCCGTACATAAAGGTCATGTTAGAATGTTCAAAGCTGCTAAAAACATGGGCCATAAAGTTATATGTGGCTTAAATTCTAATCAATGGTTAGTTAATAAAAAGGG